GGTAGGGTCGGTGGTCTCGCTATGAGTGAAATAGTTTTCCCACCGTCTAAAAGGGGGGGGGTGAATAAATTAATTAGCTATTTTGCTAAGTAATCGTGTGAAATTCAAAACAGGAAATTGTTAATGATTTATGTCGTAAGTAACAAACAAGGTAGTTTTTCTACTTTGATACAAGTTTTAAAGAAAAAGGTAAATAAAAAGGGTAGTCTTAAAAATTAAATGCCTAGTGGTACATTGACTAGTAAATCCGGTTGCTTAAATTTCCTAAAGAATCTAGGAAGTGGCAGATTTTGATCGTCATACTTTCCGCGTAAATAATGGTATACAGCTTCGAAGTGTGGCAATGTTAAGCCAGAGTCGTTGTTGATCGACTTTAGTCGTGCAATCGAAATTTGAGGGTCAGTTACCTCATACTCGGTATAAACTAGTAATCTGAAAGATTTAATCGGATCACGGTAGTTTACGCCGTTGCGTACGCTACGTCCTAAGAATTCAAGTTCGGACTTGTCTGGGACGAGGGCGATTTTCTCGGGTTTAAGGATCCAGCCTAATGGGGTAGATTCTGAAACAAGAGGGAGTAAACTGTGGAATGTGGCTGTTATTACAATAAGTGAATCGTCACCGTGTGTAATGATTGATTTGATGGGTACGTCAATTCTATGGAATAGGTATCGGATACGATTCCAGTTGATAATTGAATCAACGATGTGCGTAAAATACGAGCCAGAAGGAATTCCTCCGAAGCGCATATAAATAGTGCCATCTGGTGAAGCCAGCTTTCGCTTTAAGAATAAGCGTCTAACGTATTTAAACATTAGTTCAGTTTCTTGATCAGGGTAAATGATCATTGATTCTATAAGATCGAACGCGAGTTCAATTTCATAGGGATGGACCGTGGCGTCAAATGAGGACCAGTCGAGCGTGACATATTTAGGGTCGTCATCTTCATTAATTTGATTAATGTAGCGTGGTACATCGAAAAGGGGATCAGCTCCAATATAATAGAATGAATCGATCTGCATGAACGTCTGAATAAGAGGTTGTGCGAATAGTCCTTCTAATAATACGTAGTGAAAACATTCTCCGAATACATTTCGAACTTTCATTAATGGTCGTTCTACTAGTTGGGTTCGGGTAAATGAAACGTCTGGAGTAGAGTTGTTGGGCAACTCATCTATGTACTGTCGAAAGTTGTCATTTCTGTGTGCGGTAGTGGTGTCGTGCACAATTTTCGAGGCAATACGTTTGGCTCTTTTGTGGTTAGGGCCGTTTGGGATTCCCTTGTGTGTTGGGTGCTCTGAGGTTGGGTCATTGTAACCATATCCAGCTGATGTGCTCTGATGATAGTTGACTATATCAAAGTCGGTTTTAGCTGAGAGAGCGGTAACACGGGGTAGCTTGGAAAAGTAAGTCTTTCCGCTGCTAATAATATATGCCCAAGATGCATTGGAAGGCGGGACAGTTGCTTTTGGAGTTCCATATTTATGGATTGACTCTAAATGGCCTGAGAGTGTGTAGTAGCTTTTGCTCCAGTTGTGAAGTAAGTCTAACTCGCCAGGGGATATTACTGCTTGTAATGCTTCCCAAATGTATGGGTCATGGTAAGTAATGAACTCTTCCTTTGGAATTCGTGGGTAGGTACGTGCCAGAGGAGTAAGTCCAGAAAACATCCTGAAATCACTTTTCACCTGTGTGGAAATTTAGCTTGGTAAGCTTGTAGATTTGTTCAAACCGTAAATAATATACAGTACAATCAGTCTAAGAGATTGTGTGAACTCTACTTTCCTGATAAGGAATG